CAGGAAATAAGAAAGTAGCATTAGTCATAATAGATGATAATGATTCAGCATTAGCCACATTTGTTGGTGTGGAAAAATCAGGAATCAAAGATAAAATATCTTCATATGACACATTCAATTTCATGGCAATATTAATCAAATGTAAGCTAGCACCAAAAATAGATCTGCTAACAAAACATTGATTGAGAGAGTATAGAGAAAGGAGAAGAGAATATAAATCCACATTAGTGGGAATACAAAAGATTTTCCTAATTTCAGCCATTGAATCCATAAGAGACTTCAATGTGTCTTGAATCATACCCAAAGTTGGGCCAACAGAAGTGGCACAATCTTCAGCAGTCGTACCAACATTGTTAAAGAAGCTAGATAAGCCTTCGGCATAGTGTTGGTCAGATGTAGAGCGACGTGAATCATCGTATCGTTTATGTTGATGATTACGTTTTTCCGTTTCAACTAAACGTTGAACACGGTTAGCCTGTTTCTTACGCTTTTCACGCATGATCGACAATTGTTTCTTCAAAGAGCGAATTTTCGCTTCATTCATATTTGCATTAGCAGAAGTAGATTGGGTAACAAACGTTTGATCATTAATTGTAGCCATGGTAAAAGAAAGGTAAGGTTTTTCCTATTTTATTGGGCCCATTTAAAATTTCAAATAAATCATTACTAAAAATAGTTACAAAAATATCAGCCATTAAAGGCAGAACGTTTCCACATGTCTCAACAATAGTACAATGTTCGATAAATTTATAAATCAAAAGTTCACAAAATAAATTACTTTTAAAAACGGGTAGGTGTATAAGCACCACAAGTAATTGGAGTTTTGGTCTCCAAGTACAAGAAAGGGAAGTGTGTGTCGTCGTTATCCTTACGGGAAGGGGGAAGCGGACACTGATACCCTGAGAAGAGCACTCAGACACGTCATACTTATATATGTCTCGGGTCGAAATAATATTATATTAAGTTAATGTCAATCAGCACTTGTATCTGACAAAAAGATAATACAATAAAATTTCTGGGGTTTAAACATTACACAACAAAAGTTGTATATAACTTATCAGCAAATGATGAACTTAATGTACGAGGGGACAGCCTCGCATACGCAAATCATAAGGTTCAAAGTTACACAGGATTATTC